CCTGATGCTACATTGTTCTTCTGTATACTATTGAGTTGGTCATCTTGAACAACAAAGGCTTTAGCTATTCCACCAAAGCGTGACGGCATCGCATACGAACGAACAATATAGTCAGCGTGAGTAACCAATCTATTTTGAGCGTTGAAGAATGCCATAGCGTTTTGACGGATTTCTTCAGCGCTATCGAGATTTTTGCCACCCGTAGCAGCTTCAATATTATCCACGACCAATGATTTCACAACATCTTGGAACATTGGTATTTCACTGTCAGTAAATACATTCGTATTATTGAGAACAGTCAAATTTCGCGTTGTATTCAATGTTCCTGCCGGGATATTTGACAATATTCCACCGCCAGTAATATACGTTACAGTCAATGTTCCAACCGGTGCCAAACCATAACTTTTGGAACTCAAGAAATCAGATGGGTCTAGTGGATTAGAACCTAGTCGTGTAGAATATTCCTCACTTGAAATATTACGAACATCTAACGCAATAGCTGTGTCATCATCATTTTTAACGCCCGAGCCGAATAGTAATTCCAAACTGAAATCGGGACGATAACGAGTTACGAATCGTCGGGGTTCCTTACGAAGTCGTATCATATAGGTTGGAGGAACACTTTGATTGGTGTCATCAGTTGGTGATGTATTCAACCGTTCATCAATAACTAAATCCTGAGCTAGATAATCGACCTCACGCCATTCATGTCCTTGGTCATCGACAACTTTTGTAATTCCGAGAATTGGATTATTGTTGGTTATTGTTCGCGTTGAAAACTTTTGTGGAATAGTACCAAAAGAAAATGTAGTGGTATTTAATACGCCAGCTACCAATGTAACATCTTTTCTTACCAAATATGTTGCTGGAAGCCCATTACTATCTATATTGTAAATTGTAACTGTTCGATCTAATGGATCTGAAAAATTGATTTCTGATTCATTCCTAAAAATGATTGACGCATCATTACTTGGGGAAAATGTTGAATTTGGCGCAATCCTCAAATAGAATTTTGTATCAGGTTGATAATTTGTCAAAATATCTACTGTTGCTGGAACTAACTGATAGAATGTTGCTTTAACCGTTGAGGCTGTTGCTGGTTTTGGCTTGTATCCCAATGATTGAGCAATAGATACGAGATTGGTTTGTTCTTCCGCGTATTGAATAAGATTCTCTTTGAATTGCTTATCAATATAGAATGATAATACATCACCAACATATGACGCCATTTCTATAAACATCATCCCGGGAGCAGCTTCCGAGAAGTCGGTATATGTATTTGGAAAATACGCTTTAGCAAAATCAGTTAAACTTAATTTAAAGTCTAAGAAATTTTTGTTTAGATATTGAATATTTTTTGTCGCTGTTGACACTACCGGAGCTATAGCCATATTTATATTACCCACAGTTTATTGTTAGCAATATTTGATACAGTTGATGTATTAATATTGTATTTTTTAGCAATATCTATCAACGGAATCTTAGCAGAACGTAATTTGCGAATTTCTACTATGTCAGCGAGCATCAATTTAGAATTTCTAAATTTAAGTTTGAATAATAAATTTTTATCAAAATCTAAGTTAGGAATACAATCTTGCCTCAGTGAATCGTAATATAATAATTTCGCCATATACGATGCCGAAACACCAAATAAAGTTGCTAAACTTTTTGTAGTAATAGAATACGATTGATAAATTCCTCTTGCAATAGATAAATTACTATCCGATAAAATAAATGCTTTACTATTATGAATTGTTTTCTTTATTTTAGTAATCCATGTTATTTTTCGACCTTTAAGACTATCAGATATCTTTTTCCGTTCATTATTGGATTTGATTCTACCGGTATTTGATAATATCAGTGCTTTTCTATGAGATTTAGTTAATTTTTTGCCACGCATTGGGCAATACACATCTTTAGCTATATTATAGCACTCTGGTCTACCAACATAGATATCAAGATAAACTTGTTCTACCTGCAAGAGTTTATCTATAGAGCACTCCATATCAATCTCAAACTTAAATGATTGTTCACCACATTGATTCCACGCGCGTTGCAAATGTAGATTCTCGTGTATATTTAAACGTAATTTATGTCTATGATTGCGCCATCTATTCTTAAAATTAACAGCGCTTCCAATATAGAATTTACCATTCTTAATATTTCTAATCAGGTAAATTCCACTATTTTTTGTCGCCGTTGATACCGTAGGTGCTATAGCCACAACCTATCCTCCATTAAAATGCAAGAACGATCGATCCTTGAGTTCCCAATTTTGCTGTTCCAGCTGCTCCAAGTGGAGTTGCCGCTGTAAATAGTACTTGAATATATGTCGTATGCGTATCTTTGTCTTTCTTGACCGCGATAGATGTCAACTGAACTGCTGGCTTAATCCATTGTCGTTGAACGCCCATAGTAACAACTCGTTGTATCTCATTTCGTATGTTATTTTCAAAGTTGACATCATCCATCTGTTCAAATACGATTGCGTACAAATTTGTTCCAAATTCTGCATCCATTCCAACCCCTTCACCCAATCGCGTCATCAACAAATGTGTTATCTGTGATTTGACATTAGTAAACTGGTCGTATGCGGTAGTAAACCGTGATGACAATGGTAATGTCAATCCCAATGGAGTCAAATCAAATGACCCCGAAACAATTTGTTGGGCGTCCATGCTCCAGCTTGCAAATCCAACATTCACGCCAGGTTCAATATATGATATCTGTGGCGATGTAACTGACCGTCCAAATCGATCATCGAGAACTGTATGAGAGCCTACATCCGTATAATACGTATTAGATGAATCTGCATCTACAGGAAGACTTCCAGTATAAACCGATTGATTACGAAAACTCGAATACGATATGAGTAGATGTGGCGTAACAAGAGCCATAACTCTATTTCAACCGCTTCATTAAGTCACTATAATTTCGAGTCAGCGCTCGAGCAACTGATGGATTAGCAGAACTAGCTGTCGATACTGGCATTGGTGCCATCGGTAAGTCCATCATTCCTGAATTCATCATTCCTTCGTAATCTTCTGCAGATATATCCCCTGTTGGCATCATTGGTGCAGTTGGTATGGAATCCGTTCCCATACGGAATTCTCCGCCTTCAATTTGAACGCCAGCTCGTAACATTGCGCGAACTTGTTCTTTGGTCATTGATGGAGCCTGTTCATTAAGAGCCTCCGCTAATGTAGGAGTATGATTGGGCGACTTTACTTTTGGCTTAGGCACTGGCTTGGATTTTGCTGCAGGTAGCATCATGCCGCCAACTATTTCTGCTAACATATCGGGAAGTTCACGATAAATTTCTTCTTTTACGATTTCTCGTATGATGGATTTCAATTGTGAATTTGTCATATAGACCTCTGCTGTAAAGCTACTTTGTTGGTTAAATCGACTCTGAGTTGAATATTTCTTTGCATATCTATTCCATTTGTGACCGCAGGTGGCGTTGCTGCATTTGCTAAACCCGATTGAGCTTGAGTTGCGCCAGCTGCTACAGTATTGGTTGCGCTAGATTTGACATTTGATACAGTCTTGTTCAAATTATTGACAATCATTGTTCTCAACTGACTCAATGCAACTCCAGCTACCGCTGTCTTTAGACCACTTGCTGATAGTTTTGATGCTGCTATAGCACTTGTTAATGCTGCTATTGGTGAAACCATTTTTGTCGGTAACTGAACTCTTGGTATTGACGGCGCGTTTGGTAATCGTGGTGAATTAATTGCCTTTATCTTTGGTGCTCCCGGCATCTTCGGAATCTTTGGCAACTTCGGTAACTTAGGGGGCTTTGGCCTCTTGATACCGAAACTCAATTTTGGTACAGATGGCGGTTTTGGTAACTTCAAATTTTTCATTGCTGTCATCGTACCAAGTACTGCTGGAACCGCCGGAATGGTTGATGTCACTGCTGATGCGCTTGGCGGAGGTATCAATTCATCTGCTACTGTAGTTGGTGGAATGACATGTCGTTCTCGAAATAAATTAAGATTGTATTGTTTGCTACTCATATCAGAATCTAATCTACGCTGCGCTAAATTAACTCTATCCGTATGGTCAGCTACAGCAAGAGAGTCAGTTGCGTCAAACGATTCACTCGCAGCATTTTGTATTTCTCGGCGATCTCCAGCAATTTGTAAGTCCCAATATCGTTCAATACGAGAAATTTCCGCAGCGATTTCTTCAGCCGTCCATCCCATTGCATCAGTATTTGGCATATATTACTCCACAAACACTTTAGTACTGAGTATCTGTCGAACTTTAGGAACCAATTGAGCGACCTTAGCTTGATCGGATGGGAATAGAACTGGCTTACCAGGGATAGCTCCCGACTTTCCTGTTATCAATATCTGTAGTAA